ACTACTACACTACCTTGTATTGAAAATACACTTTATGTGAGTTTAGTTAGTGGAGATGATGCAGCGTGTAATCAGACAGTAACTAGAGCAGTTAGGCTAAATGCAGCATCACTAGCAGCAGCTACTCAGGTATATTCTACCACAGACTGTAGCTCATTAGCACCTGCAAACAGATGGTATGCAGAGACCTTTGAAACCAATTACTACTATTGGAATGGTGTAACTTTAACAGGCCCATTTGTGGGACAATGTCAATAATATGAAATATATAGCAGCACAGCCACAGACAGCCTATTACGCTTGGCAGGTAGAAACAATGATAAACTCCTTCTTAGACAATAATGTCAGGGAGGAGGACATCATTATACTACTAGCAGATGAGGGATCTAATTCATTTGATGAGGTATTCAAGAAATACCCTAATGTAGAATTTAACTCATACCCTAATCACTCAGATAATACATATGCTCCTGCAATAAAGCCCTATTTGATGTGGCAGTATTTTAAGAGCTGTAGCTGTAAAGAGGATGAGCAGTATTTTTACTGTGATGCAGATGTGATATTGACTAAGCCACTGCCTGAATTTAAAAAAGGAATTTGCTATATGTCAGACACGATTTCATACATTGGATATGACTATATAGTTTCAAAAGGAGATGAGGTCTTAGAACTTATGTGTGATCTTTTTAAGATGGATAAGAACATCATTAAGATGAGACAGGAACAATCAGGAGGAGCGCAATATGTATTTGATGGAACTGATGGTAAATTTTGGCAGGATGTGTATCACAATAGTATAGCACTTTTTAAGATGCTAGCTAAATACAACTCAGATAATATAGATATGTATGAGGGTACTTTCCCTATTCAAGCGTGGACTGCTGAGATGTGGGCTACAACTTGGCAATTTTGGAAGTCAGGAATAAAGACAGCAGTAGTACCTCAGCTAGATTTTGCTTGGGCTACAGATATGTCTACTAAATTAGATCAGGTATCAATATTACACAATGCAGGAGTGGGAGGTGATCATAAAGGATTCTTTAAAAAGTTTCAATACACCACTAAATACCCACCTAAAAATCTTAGGATTAAAAAGGATTATTGCAGTCACTACTACTATGAACAAGTAAAAAAATCCATATAATATGCTACAGAATATAATAGAGGTACTACAATATGCTAAAGGGGAGACTGAGCATATAAGAATAGCACAGGGAAAATATGAGCTTCCGATGAATTTTAGAGGAGTAATAAACAAAGTAAAACAAGACATAGAATGGCACAAAAAATAGTAATTGATTTCGAGGCTAGATACAAAGAGGCTGCATTTGACATTGAGACACTCAATAAGAAAGTAGTAGGCTTAGAGAAGGCTATAGAAAGCTCAAATAAGGAGGCTAAGAAAACTACTCAAAACTTTGATGATATTAAGGGAGTAGCAGACAAAGCTACAGGAGGAGCTATCTCAGGATTTACAGGGATGGCTAAAACTCTTAAAGGAGTAGTCACAGGTCTAAAAACTATGAAGGGTGCTTTGATAGCTACAGGGCTAGGAGCATTGGTGGTATTATTGGGATCTATTGTAGCGGCTTTCACAACTACTGAGGAGGGTGCAAATAAATTCAATAAGATACTAGGTCAGATAGGTGTAGTCACAGGGAATGTGATGGATGTGCTTACTGAGTTTGGTAATGGAATACTCTCTCTAGGATCTGTATTTACTAAGGTATTTGCAGGTGACTTTTCAGGTGCTATAGATGCAGTAGGAGATGCCTTTGCGGGATTTACAGATAAGGTGTCAAACTTTGCAGAGGAGACAGCTAAAGAGCTAGAGATAGCTGCTCAAATTTCAGGCATACTAAAGCAAGCTCAGGAGGATGAGAGAAAGCTAAAAGTAGAGAGGGCGCAAGCAGATCAGGATAGAGCTAGATTATTGGAGCAGGCTGTAGATAAAGAGAGATACAATACTCAGGAGAGAATATCATTCTTGCAGCAAGCCTCTCAGATAGAGCAAGACATCACAAATAAAGAGATAGAATTAGCTCAGAAAAAACTAGAAGCTCAGAAATTACAAAACGGATTAAGTGGATCTCAGACTGCAGATCTAGAAGCTCAGGCAGAGCTAGAGGCTACAGTGATAGCTTTAGAGACTGCTAGACTAGCAAAGCAAAAAGAGGTAACATCTCAAATCTTAGGATTAAATAATGAAGCTGCTGCTGCTAGGAAAGCTGAGATAGATGCTATGCAAGCTCAAGCTGATGAGTTTACTAAGATCAATCAGGATAGAAATAAGAAGGTAGCTGCTGATGACAAAAAGACTCAGGAGGCTACTCTTAAGGCTAGTGTTGATGGAATGAATAAGGTGCTAGTAGCTAAGGTGGTAGCAAATAATCAGGAGCTTAAAAATCAGGAATTACTAGAACAGGCTAAACAGGAAAATATAGCTGCAGGTATTCAGGGAGCTGTAGCACTACTAGGAGAGAACTCTAAATTTGCAAAAGGTATAGCTATTGTATCAGCAATTAGAGACACCTATGCGGGGGCAACTAAGGCATTAGCTCAGGGTGGTATCTTTGGAGCTATTGGAGCTGCAGGGATCATAGCATCAGGTCTAGCTAATGTAAAACAGATAGTAGCAACTCAAGATCCTGAGGCACCTGCAGGGGTAGCCATATCAGGAGGTAGAGGATCAGTAGCTGTGCCTAATATACAAGCCCCTGATTTTAACATAGTAGGGTCATCAGGTACTAATCAGCTAGCACAAGCCATAGGAGGCAAAGTAAATGAGCCTGTTAAAGCGTATGTAGTGTCTAATGATGTGAGTACAGCTCAGAGTCTAGATAGAAATATCGTAAAAGGAGCAAGTTTATAAAGTAAAAATCCAAAAAATAACACAAAAACAGTTATATAGATATGAGTGATTTTAAAATTATAGAGCTTATCCTAGATGATGAGCTAGAATTAAACGGAATTGAGGCTATCTCAGTGGTAGAAAACCCTGCAATAGAGTCAGATTTCATAGCATTGAAGTCTCAAGATGTCAAATTAGCAGAGGTAAATGCAGAAAAAAGGCTATTGATGGGTGCATTATTGATCCCTAATAAGCCTATATATCGTAGAAATGGTGAGGATGAGTACTATATTTACTTTTCAAAGGAAACTGTATTGAAGGCATCTCAAAAGTACCTGATGAGTAACAATCAGCACAATGCCACAATGGAGCATCAGTATGATATATCAGGTCTGACATTAGTAGAGTCTTGGATCGTAGAGGATGAGGTACACGATAAGAGCAGAAAATATGGTCTAGATGTACCTGTAGGGACTTGGATGGGATCTGTCAAAGTGAATAATGATGAGGTATGGAATGACTATGTAAAAACAGGCAAAGTAAAAGGATTCTCTATAGAGGGATATTTTGTAGATAAGATGGAGAGACCTAATGAAAATCTAGAGATGTCTGAGGATAAAAAAGCTGAGGAGATCATAAGCAAACTGAGAGATATATTTGCCTCTGAATCAGACAGTTAGAAATAGATACTAAAAAAAGTGGATATGAAAATCCAAAATTTTGTTTAATAATAGTTATATAAGTATGAAAAAACCACTAGAAATGTTAAAAGAAATCAAAAGCGTTCTAGGCATTGAGCTTAATGAGCAGCCAGTGGCTGTATCTTTGGCTACTATGACACTAGAGGATGGTGCTACCACCATTGAGGCTGAGGAGTTTGCTCCTGACTTTGAGGTATTTATTATCACAGAGGAGGATAGGATCCCAATGCCTGTAGGTGAGTACACTTTAGAGGATGGTATGATCTTAGTAGTACAGACTGAGGGTCTAATCTCAGAGATCAAAGAAGCGGCTACAGAAGATGAAGCTCCTGCTGAGGAAGCTGCTCCTGAGGCTGATGTAGTAGTAGAGGCTGAGGCTGAAACTGCAAGCCCTAAAAAGGTAGTAGAGTCAATCACTAAGGAGATGTTCTTTAGCGAGATTGAAAAGCTAAGAACAGAATTGAAAGAGATCAAAGCTGACTATGAACTTAGAAAGCAAGGACTAGCAAAAGTAGAGGAGGCTATTCAAACTGAATTAGCTCAGATGCAAAAAGAGGAATTATCTGCTCCTGCTGCTAAGCCAATTAAGCACTCTCCTGAGAACGGAAAAACAACAACCCCAAAGGGTAGATTATCTTTAAAAGAATTATTAAATACACTAAATAAATAAAATATGGCAACTACTTTAACTGTAAACTCAAACTATTCAGGATCTGCTGCAGGTGAGATCATTGGTGCTAGTTTCAAAGAAGCTGATACTATCGCTAACAACCTTGTAACAGTATTACCTGATGTAGATTTCAAAGTATCACTTAGAAAAATCTCTTATGCTAATGGTCGTACAGATTTCGCTTGTGGATTCACTCCTACAGGTGCTGTGACTTTATCTGAAAAAGAGATCGCTCCTAAGAAATTAAAAAATGAGCAAGAGATCTGTAAAGAAGATTTAAGACAAATCTGGTCAGCAGCTACTATGGGCTTTTCTGCTCACAATGACAATATGCCTGCTGATGTAGAGGCTGCATTATTGAATGAGATCTTAGGTGATCACGCTCAAGCTGTAGACTTTGACATTTGGAATGGTAACGCTGCTACTAGCGGTTCTTTTGGTGGATTCGTTCCTCAATTTGTAGCTGATGCTTCTGTAATCAAACCAACTGCTTTAGGATCTGCTATTGACAAATCAAATGTAGTAGCTGAATTAGAGAAAGTATTAAGTGCTATCCCTGTTGCTTTAAGAAGAAAATCAGATTTAATCGTAGGTATATCTCCTGATGTAGCTTTAGCTTATGAGCAAGCTTTAGTAGGTGCAGGTATTGCTAATGGATTTGGAGGAGACTCTAAAGAATTAAGATACGGATCTCAAGTATTATCTGTGATCAATGGTTTAGACTCTAACACAATGGTAGCATACCAAAGAAAAAATCTTTATTTTGCTACAGGTCTTTTAGCAGATCATAATGACATCCGCATCAAAGATATGGATGATACTGATTTCTCAGGAACTGTAAGATTCAAAATGGTTTACACTGCAGGTGTAGCTTATGTGAACTCTGAGGAGGTAGTTTACTACAAGGCAGTATAATTAGATTCTAACAATCAATAAAGGGGTAGGTGGGTATCAATCTGCCTACCCTTTTTTTATTAACTCAAAAAACACACAAAAATATGGCTTGTTTATTAACATCAGGGAGAGCATTGCCTTGTAAGTCAAGTGTAGGTGGATTAAAAGCTATCTACTTTGCAGATTTTGGCACACTAGGAGAGGCTACAGTAGTAGCAGGAGAGATCACAGTATTGAGTGGTACTCCTGAGTGGTTTAAATACGACATCAAAGGAAGCTCTAGCTTAGAGACTACCATCACCTCATCTAGAGAGAATGGGACTACCTTCTATGATCAGACTTTAAATATGACTTTAACCACATTGGATAAGGCTACACAAGAGGAGGTAAAATTATTAGCTCACTCTAGACCGCATATTGCTGTAGAGGACTATAATGGAAACTTTTTTCTTTTAGGATTAGAGAATGGAGCTGAATTAACAGGAGGATCAATTGTAACAGGAGCAGCTATGGCTGACTTATCAGGTACATCTATGACCTTCTTAGCTCAAGAGAAAGCCGCTGCATACTTTGTGACACCTAGTGTGATCACTGCAGATGTATCAGCCTCTCAGATTGATCCTACTCCTGCATAATTAGGGAGTATTTACTAAAATAAGAGACCTCTCCAATATAGGAGGGGTTTTTTTTTGATTAAATAATACAAAAAATCTGAAAATAGTAGTTATATATATAGAAGCATTTAAAATGAAGATACTTAAAACGACATCAGATCCTCAAAGTATACAGTTTATACCTCGTAGATATAACACATCAGCTACTGTAGCCATAAGAGATGAGTCTACAAATTTGATCAGACTGTATAATTCAGAGCTGACTCAGATAGGAGACCTCTTACAGATCACTGAGATTTTTGAATTAGTGGAGGGTAGGATGTATGAGATAGCAATATCATCAGATCCTAATGTATGGGGTAATATATCTATAGAATGGCAACTCAATGACTTGCTTTGGGATGCTGTATCTGCTAGCATAGACTATACTGTTTACAGGGATAAGATTTTCTGTACAGATGAGAATGTAGATCAAAGAAATTTAAGCTATTATCAGATCAATAAAGGACAATTTGTATCAGATGATTCTTTTGATAATGATTATATAATAATATGAGAAAAAAAGTAAAGACATCAGCTAGCATCACAGCTCCAAAATCTAGGAGTGAGTTTAGTGTGGTCAATTTGAACAGTAACAGAATTAATCTAGCTAATTTTAACTCTCCTGTAATTGATGAGGTGAAGGGAAAAGAGTGGATTACATATGGTGCAGATAATAATTACTATCAGTACCTCATAGACAGGTATAATGGAAGCCCTACCAACTCAGCAATAGTGAACGCTGTATCACAGATGATATATGGTAAAGGATTAGATGCTACAGATTCAAATAGAAAGCCTAATCAGTATGCTCAAATGAAATCACTTTTTTCAAATGATGCAGTGAGAAAGCTAGTGTATGATTTGAAGCTGATGGGTCAGTGTGCTATACAGGTGATCTACTCTAAAAATAGATCTAGTATTGCTCAAATAGAGCATTTTCCTATAGAGACTCTCAGAGCTGAAAAGGCTAATGAGGATGGAGATGTGGAGGCTTATTATTACTTTAATAATTGGGCTGATATGAAGCCTTCTGATGAGCCTAAGAGGATCCCTGCATTTGGATTCTCAAATGAGTCTATAGAGATCTTATATGTGAAGCCTTATAGAGCAGGATTTTACTACTACTCTCCTGTAGATTATCAGGGAGGTTTACAGTATGCAGAGCTAGAGGAAAACATATCTAATTTCCATCTGAATAACATACAAAATGGACTAGCTCCTAGTATGCTTATCAATTTCAATAATGGGACTCCTGATGAGGATCAGAGAAAGCGTATAGAGAAGTCTATTATAGAGAAATACTCAGGCAGCTCAAACTCAGGTAAATTCATTTTATCATTTAATGACAATGCTGACACTGCAGCTACCATTGAGACAGTACAGCTATCAGATGCCCACAACCAATACCAATTTTTATCAGATGAAAGCTCTAGGAAAATAATGGTATCACATAGAGTGGTATCTCCTATGCTTTTAGGGATCAAAGATTCTACAGGACTAGGTAATAATGCTGATGAGATTAAGACAGCATCTACTTTGATGGATAATACTGTGATCAGACCATTTCAGGATCTTATCATAGACTCATTTAACAAAATACTAGCCTTTAATGACATTTCATTAAGCCTCTATTTTAAGACATTACAGCCTCTTGAATTTACTGAGTTAGATAATGTGACCGATAAGGACACTAGAGAGCAGGAGACAGGTGTTAAAATGGCATCTGAGAAACCTGCAGAGGTAGAAAATGAGATAGCAGATCTATTGATAGAATTTGGAGAGGATGAGGATCTAGAAAATTGGGATCTAGTAGATGAAAGACCTGTAGATTATGATCAGGAGGAAGCTCTAGACAAAATGATAGGATTAGCTAGCACAGGATCAGCTAGACCTAATGCAAAAAGTGCTTTAGATGGCACTACAGACAATGAAAACAAATTCATAGTTAGATACCAATACGCTCCTTTAGCTGTGAGCAACAATTCTAGAGAGTTTTGTAGAAAAATGGTAGCAGCTAAAAAGATATACAGAAAAGAGGACATAGAGCAAATGTCTCAAAATGCTGTTAATGCAGGATGGGGTCAAGGTGGTGATGCAAATTATGACATTTTCAAGTATAAAGGTGGAGGTGATTGTCATCATTTTTGGATGAGAAAAACTTATATGGCTAAGGATGGTGTAAAGCCTGATATTAATAGCCCTAAGACAAAGCCTGTATATAAGCAGCAAAGAGAAAAAGAAGGGATAGCAGCTCCTAGTAGTCAGGATGAGCCTGATCTAGTGTCTGTGAAGCCTAAAGATATGACAAATAGAGGATTCATTAAACCTAGAGGATAGATGGCAACAGCATTATTTATAAAAAGAGAGGATTTTGTCAGGAATACAATAGTAGATGGATCTGTAGATCAGGACAAATATTCGCAATTCATTAAGGGAGCGCAAATTATGCACATCAGAAACTATCTAGGATCTGATTTGTATGAAAAGATCTCTAATGACATCATAGCAGGCACAATGACTGCAGATTATCAGCTTCTGCTTAATGACTACATTCAGCCTATGCTTATTCATTTCACAATGGTAGACTATTTGCCTTTCGCTAATTACGCTCTAAAAAATGGTGGTGTATTTAAGCACTCATCTGAGACAGCAGAGACAGCAAGTAAAGAGGAGGTAGATTACCTAGTACAAAGACATAGGGATCAGGCTGAGTATTATGCTCAAAGATTTGTTACTTATATGACTCACCACAATTTAAAATACCCTGAATACAGGAGCAACACAAATGAGGAAATAAGACCTGACAGGGATGTAACTTTTAACGGATGGGTACTATAAAGACACAAACAGATAGAGTCTATAAGCCAAAAGCTGAGGACATAAAAAAACTTAAACAATACTTAAAAAGATCTAATAAAAATACTACAGATGGCTACACTAGATGGGAAAAAAATTAAAGACACCTACAAATCACTACTTAAAATCGGTGATAATGGTGTTTTAGATCCGAATTTACAGGAGGTAACTGATGGAGAAGGTAACAGCACAGGGCTTAGCATAAATAATCAGGGAGATCTAGATGTATCAGGTACTTTGACCACAGGATCTGTATCAATTACAGGGGGTACATCTGCTGATTTTATTAAAGGAGATGGTTCTTTAGATTCTAATACCTATGCTAGTGCTGCTGATGTGACTGCTTTACAGTCAGGTTTAACTACAGAAACTACTCAAAGAATTGCAGGAGATGCAAATCTACAGACTCAAGTGACTACAGAAGCGGCTAATTTATCCACTTTAACCACTAGAGTTAATGAGAACGAGAATGATATAGCCTCATTGACAACTCAGGGAGACTCTAATGCAGCCGCTATAGTTTCTGAGGCAAGTACTAGGCTAGCTGCAGATAATACCTTAAACGCCTCTATATTGAGCGAGGCAGCTACTAGACAAAGTGCTGATACTACACTAACAAACAGCATAGCTACTGAGACCACAGCAAGACAAAATGCAGATACTAGCTTACAAACTCAGATAGATGCTGAGGAGACTGCTAGAATAGCTGCAGATAGTGCTTTACAAACATCATTAAATACTGAGGTATCTAATAGAACTGCTGCAGATACAGCACTACAGACTCAGATTACATCAAATGATAGTGATATTACTACACTGCAGACAGGAAAAGTACCTTATACAGGAGCTACAGGATCTGTAAATTTAGGAGAGCATCAATTATCTACAGGTCAGGTCACTTTTGATCAGTCTCCTACAGGAGCATCAGGAGTAGGAGTGATGAGATGGAATGATACTGATGGCACACTAGACTTAGGTCTTAAAGGTGGAGCTGTTACTTTGCAGATAGGGCAAGAGGAGGTAGCTAGAGTAGTGAATGGCACAGGTTTACTATTACAGGAGGCACTTTATCAGGTGGTAAAAGTAATAGGAGCGCAAGGTCAGAGATTACAGGTAGATCTAGCACAGGCTGATAGTGACTTAAACTCAGCAACTGCCTTAGGTATTGTGACTGAGGATATAGCAAACAATCAGGAGGGCTTCATAACCACAGGCGGTGTTGTTAAAAAGATAAACACTACAGGAGCTTTACAGGGAGAGACTTGGAATGATGGTGATGTACTTTATTTATCACCTACAGTAGCAGGACAGATTACAAATGTAAAGCCTATCACACCTGCTCACCTTATTGTTGTAGGTTATGTAGAATATGCTCACCAAAACAATGGAAAAATCTTTGTCAAAGTAGATAATGGATATGAGATTGAGGAGCTTCATAATGTAAAGATAGATAATCCTCAAAATGAAGATGCTCTAGTATATGATGCTGCAGGAGGATTTTGGAAAAATGATGGTGAGATATATCAGAAAATAGGATCACTAGAGGGTAATATTACTGTAATAACAGGAGATGTAGGTGATGAAACCACTGCTAGAGTCAATGCGGATAATGCTTTGCAGATTCAAATCTTTAATAATGACTCAGATATATCAGCTTTACAGGCAGGAAAAGAGGATAAATCAAACAAATCTGTACCTAATGGATATGCTCCGCTAGATTCAGGAGCTAAAATACCTGAGATTCACCTGCCCGATTCTATTTTAGGTCAGCTTTCTTATCAGGGAACTTGGGATGCTAGCACAAATACACCCACTTTACCTGATCCAACTACTGTAAAAGGAGACTATTATGTGACATCTGTGCAAGGTGACTACTTAGGATTGACTTATCATATAGGGGATTGGGTTATTTCTAATGGAACATCTTGGGAGCAGGTGGATAATACTGATGCTGTTACTACAGTATTTGGTAGATTGGGCGCAATAGTAGCAAATGAGGCTGATTATTCAGCTTATTATCCTCTTATTTCTGATCTAAATGCAGAAACAGCGGCTAGAACTGCAGCAGATGGAGTGCTACAAGGTCAATTAGACACCATTTTATCAAATGATATACCTGCAACACTTGCAAGAGTCACTCAAAATGAGACTGACATAGCTGATTTACAGCCTAGAGTCACTACAAATGAGGGGAATATATCTACAAATACTACTAATATCACAGCTAATGCCAATGCTGCAGCTACAAATGCTGTAAATATATCAGCTTTAGATATTCAGGTGACTGATAATATTGCTGAAATAGCCACAAAGCAGGATATTCTTACTGCAGGAACAGGTCTAGACATCACAGGATCTACTATAAGTAATACATCACCTGATCAAACTGTAGTAATTACAGGATCAGGATCTACTACAGTGACAGGGACATACCCTACATTCAATGTGGAGTCAGTAGGTACTGAATATGTAGGAGGAACAGGCATAGATGTGACAGGAGCAACTATCACAAACACTGCACCTGATCAGGTAGTATCTATAGCAGGTACAGGTAGTACAACTGTAACAGGAACTTATCCTAATTTTAGCATCAGCTCTACAGGTACTGAGTACACTGCAGGTACAGGATTGCAATTAGTAGGCACTGAGTTTCAAAATACAGCTCCTGATCAAACAGTTAGCATATCAGCAGGTAGCGGAGTTACTATATCAGGTACTTATCCTGCATTTACCATTGATTCAGTGTCAGGATCTGAGGTTATTAGAGATTTATTCTCAGGAACAGGATCTCAGACTGCATTTACTTTATCGGGTACACCTGTAAATGAAAACTACACTCAAATTTACTTTAATGGGGTATATCAGGAAAAATCAGGATATACTTTATCAGGTAATGTAGTAACATTCTCAGAAGCACCTGCATCAGGATTAGATGTAGAGGTAATATCAATAACTACAATAACAATACTAGGAGAGGTTAGCTCAGTAAATGGTCAGACAGGAGCAGTATCTACTAATTATGATGCTCAAGTTATTTCTGCTAGTACTAATGCTGTAAAAAATACAGTCTATGTGCTTACTGCTGATCTAACTTTGACACTACCTGCATCACCATCAATAGGTGACTCAGTTAAAATATCAAATTTATCAGGTGTAAATACCTGTATCTTAGGAGCTAATGGTAGTTTAATTATGGGAGTATCAGGTAATTTGACTTTAGATAATGCCACAGCATCTTTTGAGTTAGTTTTCACAGGAGCGACTAAAGGTTGGGTGATAGTAGGATTATAAACAATATAAAATAAAAAATAAAATGAGTAATTTAACAGATTTTTTTCCATCAGGAGGCGGTGGAGGTTTAACCCCTAAGTTTATAGAGTATAACTCATCAGGTATCTTTACTCCTAGCCAAGCATTAATAGATGCGGGAGGATATATAGAGGTGTTTTTAGTAGGAGGAGGAGAGAGAGGTATTAGTGCTGCACAGGGCGGTTGTGGTGGAGAGGTTATATCTGCAATGACATATCTCAATTCTACAAATAACTGCAGCATCCTTATAGGAGCAGGAGGTACATCAAATGGAGCTGATGGTGGAGATTCTATTTTTACAGGATCATCAGCAGGAGGTATAGATATTACAGCTCTAGGAGGGTCAGGATTAAATACTCCATCAGGTAGACTCACATCAGGATCAGGTGCTTATCAGGCAGTAACATCATCAGTAAGTGCAAGGACACTATCTACAACTGTAAATAGTCCAACTATTGTATTAAATAATACTGCTGACATTCACGGATACATTATTAGACCTGGATATGCTTATCAGTCCGCTTATTCTAATGCCTCTCAGTATGCATCAGCTTATGGAATTAGTACTCCTGCAGGTATGGGATTTAAAGGATATGGAGCAGGTGGTTCTGCATCATCATCATCAGGTATTTATAATCCAAAAATAAACTCAGGATCTGGGTCTACTGTTAATGTAAATGCAGCATCAGGTTTTTGTCTAATCAAATGGTATGAATAAAATGGAAAATTTAATAGCTATAATTAAAGAGGGAAAAGTTAGTAATGTAATAATAGGGTCAGATGAGTTTGCAAATTCACTACCCTATGAGACTGTAAATGTTACAAATAATAGTGTTAATATAGGTGACTCTTATTTTGAAGGGGTATTCCAATCTAATCAAAAAGATACATCAATAGAGGAAGAAATTACACTAACAAAGGAAGAAGAAGAAAAATTGTGGAGGGACTTTGAATTAAATTTAACAGATTACATAGTACCGATAATTGACCATCCACAGCACGCTGCTTATATGACATACAGACAAGAGCTAAGAGATTATCCTTTGCAATCAGATTTCCCTAATGGTACTAGACCTTTAAAACCCTAAGAAATGGCAACAACTAAAATAACAAAAGAGCTGATAACTGATGGAGCTATTACATCTGCTAAGTTAGGAGCAGAGTTTACAACCTCAGCAACCATAGCATCATCAGATGTAGACTTTAGTACTGCTCAAGTATTCACAAAGACACTAAGTGGAGCCACTGCTTTGACATTCTCTAATGCAGCCACAGGAATGGTAAAAGACTTAGTAATGACAGGAGATTTTGCATTAACATTCCCTACAGGTAGTAAAATTGCAGCAGGAGAATACGATGGAACTGTATCAAACTTGATTCAAGTCTTGGTAGTAGGAGCAGCAGATTATTGGATAACAATTTCACAAGAAACAGTATAATATGAAAGCAATATCAGTAAAAGGAGAGATTAAAACATTTGGCAGACTACCTAAGTCTTGGACTGATGATAACGGATTACACTTAAACATAGGAGATGGTTCTGCTTTTGGATTTAAAGATGTAGTAACACCTGCTTTTGATGGTAGAATTGAAGAACTATCAAACTTACATTTAGACGGCGAAACATACACATACGATGTAATTGAAAGACCTATTAAGGAAACTTTAGCTGAGTTAAAAGAAACAACAATAAAAAGCGTTAAAACAGAAGTTTCTAAAAAATTATCTTACACAGATTGGTATATTATTAGAGAAGCTGATAGTGGAGAAAATACACCTGCTGAAATTAGAGGACAAAGAGCAGCTTTAAGAGCAAAAAGTGATGAATTAGAAAATCAAATAAATGCACTAACTACTAAGAAAGCGGTTATATTATTTGATTCAAACATATAAATAAAATAATATGGCTTTAGGAAAACGCATTATAGGAACAGGAGCGGGTGTTGAACCGCCTAATATGCAGGTTGGATATGCAAGGTATATAGGCGATGGTAATTCAACTCAATCTATAACATCAGGAATAGGATTTAAACCAGATTTTACTTGGATAAAAGCAGATAATGGAACTGACTCACACGTTATTCAAGATATCCACACAGTTGGTAGTAGTTACCTATCTACATCAAGTATAAGCGGTATTACGGCATCCACAAATAATGTTATTTCATATGACAGTGGGGGATTTACTGTTGGAAGTAATTTAAACCACTCAGGAGTTGCATATCAAGCAATAGGCATAAGAGCATCAAATGTTATAGAATCAAACACAGATGGAAGTGGTACAACACAAGTTACTGCTTGCGAGGGTTTTTCAGTTGTAAGGTACACAGGAACTCCCGGTTGGCATCAAGTAGGTCACGGAATGGGTGTTACTCCAAATATGGTTTTAATAAAAAACGTAACAAGAGCTGCACAATGGAATATGTTTATTAATGACAATGGCACAATGTATAGAATCCCTTTAGACGAAACATCTGCTACTGTCTGTTGTGCTGGTGCGCTTGGTTATTGGAATGATTATGAGTTTCAATTAGTAGGAAATTCCGACACTCAATGGAATAAAACAGGCGATGAATATGTAGCTTATTGTTTTGCTGAAAACCCAAATGCTTGTTCTGTTAGATATTATACAGCGGCATCAGGTAATTATGGAAACGTATTTAATGCAGGGTTTAGTCAACAGTTTACAATGTTTAGAAGAATTGATGCAGGGAATAAATATGCTATGTTTCATAGAACAAGACAAAATGCAGGTTATTATTTAGAAGCACAAGGAAATGGCATATACAATGGTGGGCAATCAACTGCATCGTATTTTTATGGAACTTCATTTTCTTTGTCTTCGGGTTATAATGTAGGAATATATTCTGCAATAGGTGGAAGATACTTTCAAATTTCTTTAGGAAAACCCGTATAATAATTAAAAACAAAGGGGGTGTAAAAACCCCCATTACTACTATGACACTTGACAATAAAATATCTTTTACAATAAGCTTAAAAACAAAATGACTACAGACTTGAAAATATACTTATTGAACGCAGTAGCACTCGTGGCTAATTTTAGTCAAATTGATATGCTCTTAAAGATAGTGCTTACTGCTGTGGCAATAGGCTATACTCTCAATAAGTGGTATATAATGACAACTAACTATAAATACTTTAAAAAACAAAAAGATGAAAAAAGTAAAGGAAGCAGTGATCTTTAAATTGATTGAGATGAGTGTTTGGATGGATATGAAAAGACACGGATCTAATTGGGGAAAATTTCAATGGGGAGCTATATGGCTAGGTGTGATAACTCTATCAGCTTGGATCATAGGTAGAATTATAAACTAAAATACTAATTATGAAACTCAGTAAGAACTTAGAACTCTCTGAGGCAATTAGATCAGAGACAGCAAAGAGAATAGGGATCAGTAATATGCCTACAGATGAGCATATAGAAAATCTCAAGGTATTAGCTCAAAACATATTTCAGCCAATTAGAGACCATTTTAAGAAGCCCATCAGGGTTTCTAGTGGGTATAGATCAAAAGAGCTTAATTATGCCTTAAAAGGGGCTTCTAAGACCTCTCAGCATATGACAGGTGAAGCTCTAGACATTGACAATGATGGGACTAGTGTCTCTAACTTGGAAATTTTCCAATTTATCAAAGATAATCTAGAGTTTGACACTCTCATATGGGAGTATGGAACTGATGAGTCTCCTGCTTGGGTACACATATCCTACAGGAATGGTAGACCACAAAGAAATAGAGTATTAAGAGCAACTAAACAGGGGTTTATAAGTTATGAATAAAGATAAAAAACCATTTTGGGAAACTAAGCTAGGTAAAATAGTATCTAGTGTCTCAAGCATTTTACCCAAAGAGGGTGTTTTAGGAGTTATAAGGAGCGTAATAGGATCAGATGATAGTCTGACACCTGAGGAAAAAGAAAGCGCCTTAAATGAAGCCTTAGAGGCTTACAAGCTAGAGGTGACTGATAGAGACTCAGCTAGGAAAAGAGAGGCTACTGTCAGAAAGTATGGTACTGATTGGATGATGTCTATAGCAGGTCTGATAGGATTGGCTGTATTTGTATTTTTGGTCTATACAGTAGTGACTGTGGATGTACCTGAGTCAAATAGAGAGATCTTTATCCATATGATTGGTATAGTGGAAGGTATAATCCTTAGTATATATGGGTTTTACTATGGATCAGCAATGAAATCTAATAAGTAGTTAGTAACTTATAGTAAGTTATAGACTAAATGCTTTGTATTTAGATCAAAAATCACTTTTTTTTATATATTATATATTATATATTATATATTATATATATATATTATTATATTACTATATATTACTTATATATACTATATCTATAGATATAAATAAATAATATATATAATATATATACTATATTAGCTAAAAATTTAGAATTTTATTGAC